TTCCCGACGAACTGGTAAAAGTAGCTTGTGGGGTTGTAGTGCCTGCGGCGTAGGTGTACAGTTTACCGCCGGACAAAATGACGCCGCTATTGGTAAAGAACTGGGCCGCAGCGCCGCCCACAGGGGAGAGAAAGACGGCCATTTAGGTCACTCCAAAAGAATCAAGCCACCGTCCTCTTGCACGAGGTTATCGGATAACTCGGTAAGAAGATTGTTTTGCACAGTCGCAGTCGCATATCCCGACAAAAGCGAAACAATGCTTCCAAGGCCAATTGAGACCCCGTTGCGAATGGGAATTCCAAAGAAACTCATTGGATGTTAATTGGTTTGCAATATATTGTGCCGCCCGTGGACACTTGGATTGCGCTTACACGCCACTGGCCGCTAACGCTAGAGGGCACTTTAAATGGGATTGGCGTGAACGGCGGTACTGGCGTACTGGACGTTGTGGCCGTAACGCCTTCACCAACCAGCACATAGCAAGCCTGGTCAGACCAAACTACCACACCTTGAGCCCCAGCAGGCCAAGCACCAGTTACGCCAGCAGTGCCGGTGTAAGTAATAGACTTGGCCGGAAAATTGGTGTCCGCTAATGGGTTTAAGAGTTCCATGATGTGTCCTTACGCTAAAAAGCGGAGTTTATACAGAGTACGCAGATAAATCTCAATGATATTGTCGATCAGTTGTTGTAATGACATATCAGTCCTGTCCACTACGTCATAGCGGCATTTTTCAATCTCATCCAACTGGTTTTGCAAGAAGTCGATGATGTTGGCCGTTTTGGTGGCCGAATGCAGAGTGATTGGCCCCATCAGACCATGACGGCCTTGGTAGGCTTCGGCAAAATCATCCGCAGCGCCAATAATGCGCTCATAGAAAATATTGAGCGCAACATGCTTGGAGTAGCTGCGGGTGTTCAAATGGACGCTATGGGCCACATCACGGGCCAAGAATAGCATCCCGACAAAATCGGCGGCTTTGTACATCATTGTGGCATTCCCATTGGTTGTTGTTCCATGCCTTCTTGTGGCATCTCAGGGCCGGTGTCCATGTCTCGCCCTGGCATTTCGTTAACCAAGTCGCCCGAAGTGATCATGCCATGCACGGTACCCAGCACGATGTCTTGGATTTGCTCTGGCGACATAGACGCCTGCACAGCGGAAATCCGCTGAGTCTCGGCTTGGTACGCTTTGACCGTTGCCTCAAAGTCTTTGCGGTGCATATCCTGCGCTTCAATCGACTTGCCAGCATTGATGATCATCTGGTGCATCTGCTCCATCTCTTGGCCCATCGCTTGGATTTGCTGCTCTGCGGCCTGCAACTCGGGCGGCTTGTCGCCGTCTTGCATGAGTTTGGGGTCGATAGTCTTGGCAAAACGCTTCGCCATCTCTTGGGCACCGGGCCAATCCATGTTCTTGACAAACAGGTCACCGGCCACTTGCCATAGCTGCGGGTTGCCTTGCAGCAACTGGCCCATTGCTTCCAACGCCTCTTGGCGCTTGGTCGCATAGCCTGGGCCGGTGGTCGCCACCACATCGTACTTGCCCACGCCAGGGTTGTAAATCTTGTCGATCACAATGCCGTTTTGATCCACGATCTTTTTGACCGGCTCGGCCTGCATCGGGTCAATCTTGACCATGCTGGTTTCGCCGTCTTCACCAATGATGCGGGCAATGCGCTGTGTGTCGTAGATTTTGGGGATCAGGTCAATCAGTTGGCGGGTCAGATACCGCACACCACGGGCCAAGTTGTCACCAAAGTGGTATGTCCCAACATCACCCTCACGCTGACGCGCAAGAATTGCTTTTCCTGAGCGTTCATTGGATGTCATGCCCAAAGATGCGTTGTACTGGCCGGTGGACGCTTTGATGTCCTCAGAAGCGCCTGCTTTAGCTTGCAACAGCCCGCTGGAGGCCATTGGCGGCTGCGCCCGCTGGGGTAGTGGCAGCGTAGCGCCCGCGCCGTCTGTAACGTCTGGATTGACCTCCAAATACGGCCAGTTGGTCGTGTTGGCAGTCTTCCATTGGTTCTCGTAGCCTTCAAATTGACCGCCGTAGCCAATAAACGGTGCTTTTGGAGCCAAAGCCAGCATTTCTGCCTCTTGGGACACCCAATAGTTGTACATCCGCTGGGCATCCTTGGCGTTTCGCACCAGGCCAGACACGTACAAGCGACCGTCAACCTCAAATTCGTTGCCCACAATGCGGACAATGGGGATATATTTACCCGCCCACTCGCGTTCTTCCAAGATTTCGTAGCCGTTTATCTTGCAATACTTGATGCGTGGCCGGTCAGACTGCCTAGATTTCTTGGGTTTGCCATAAATAGCGCGCAACTGCTTGTCTTCAGGCGTTCCCTCAAAGGCCGTGGCGTTGCCAGGGTACAAATTGAGCGTGCCCTTGTCGTAATCGACGTAATAGTAGTCAGCGATGCGGATCGTGTCTTGATTAAGCCACTGAGACAGGTTTTGATCACCCACACCCAACGTTTGCAAGGTGGTAATGGGCGCTGAGTCGGGGTACATCCGCTGGTAATCGTCTTTGCTAATGTCCTCAGTCACAAAACAATACTTGGCATCCGCGCCGCAAGGGTCTTGGATGGTTGGATCCATATACACCGAGAATGAATTGCGAATCCGGCCAATTTTGATATCTTGGTCAAAGGTATTGTCGTCGCAATACTCGGTCAGGATTCGGATATAACCTTCTCCGTAGGAGACTTGGTTTTCGCAGGCGGTGTCGTAAGCGACATCTGCATCCGAGATGTATTCAATATGCCTGACCATGCCGTTGAAGACTTGGGCAACGTCAATGTCGGCCTTGTCGTCGGCTGGAATAACTTTGCCTGTTGGGCGGTTTTGGCGTTGGTCATTGGTGACTTGCCGTACGTGCTGCGGCAGCTTGTTAATGGTAAGACACGGGCGGGCGTTGATTGTCTGGCCCTGCACCGCACCGCGAGTTGCCAGCACATCAGCAGGCCACTGCCAGTGATTGTCTGGGCTTCCGGCGTAGAACTTCAGGTCGTCTATCTCGTCCTCGCGGGACTCAGACAGCGCCGATATCGCCATGTCTAGGCGGCTGCGCGCTGTCGCCAGTATGCCGGAGTCGTCGTTCTTTTTGCCGCCACCGTTGGCGACATTTCCTACCGCCACCATGCCGGTGTAATCAGCCATATTATTTCTTGCCTTTTGGGGCTGGTGCGCTGCGCTTTACCGCATACGCAATTGCCACGGCCTGTTTGACCGGCTTGCCAGCTTTGACTTCAGCCTTTACGTTTTCACGAAAGGCTTTGGGTGAAGATGATTTGACGAGTGGCATTATTTCTTCTTCGCTGTTTTGGCAGAATCTTTAAAATCCTTGGCCGTTGGAGCGCCTTTTGCGCCTACAGGGCGCATTTTCTCTTTGCTGCCCGCTGCGATGCGTGCCTGTTTTGCATGAATATTTGCGTACAGTCCAGGTTTGGTAGCCATATCAACACTTCCATCGTTTAAGCGCAGCTTTAGCGCGTTCGCCATCTTTGGCGTTGGCCGCTACTGCGCCCATTCTTGCACAAAATGAATCCTTGCGACCCTGGTCTGCCTTGGTCTTGGGATTCGGGGCTGGCGGTTTGAGATTGGAGCCGGTTGCGGCATTGTACTTCTCGCGGCCTTTGGCCGTCAGGCCAGCGCCTTTGGATGTGGGCAGCTTCTCGCCGCGTCCGACAGATAGAGATACTTTTTTCATGCGCCCATCCATGATGTATGCATTGCGCCGTCTTGAGCGTTATAGCGGCGAGTGGGCTCAGTATACTCGCGGTGAGCCACAGGAAAAGCAAACGTCACGCATATAGCGTCCGCTGCGTCTGGTGATGCTAAACCCCGTGCTTTCATTTCTTTCTTGCTCTCCAAGAAGATTGTTCCACGTGAATCAGGCTTCATCTTAGGCGAAATCAAATCCGTCTTCAAGAACCTGTCGGTCGGGATACTAGCAGATTTCAACCATTCCCGCATCTCGCCCCACATCTGCGCGCGCATATTTCCGTACATTATCGGGTTTTTGGCTTTATTTCCAAAGTTCACGCCCTTAATCTTGTATCGCTGCTCCTTGAGCCTGTCCACAATCCCAGCGCCCAGCCCACCCTCGTCAATCACCACCAGGGTCGGTTTATATTCCTCAATCGCGTCGATCACATACCCCACGACCGTCATAGTGTCGTCGCCCCGATGCCGGGTGATGTTGACAATATCCCGTCCCTGGCGCACGGCGATGACCGTGGCGTCCGCGCCGTAGCGCGCCGGATCAACGCCGATGATGATGGGCGCGGACAAGTCTTTGTACTTCTCCCGCTTCATGGCCTCGTCCACAATGTCCGAGCCGATGAACTGATCATCCCCCGCGCTTGGGAACATTCCGTAGACCTCGACGTGCGACTGTGAGGAGTCCGGTCCGTACTCTTGAATGATCCGCTCATAGACTTGTTTGTCCGTACCCTCGACCGTGCGCGCGTCCACCACCTTGGTTTTCCAAAACGCCCGCTTGGAGTTGAACGCCTCGTAGAAGTACCCCGTGTTGCGGCGGGGGTTGGAGAATGCCAGCCAGAAGCGGTTGGGCGTGTTCTCCGTAAAGAAGCCCGCAGTCACCGCCCAAATCGTGTCGTCGATACCCGATGCCTCGTCGAACACCACCAGCACGCCGTCGTAGTTATGCACACCCGCGTAGGCGTCGGGGTTCTCCGCTGACCACAGCCGCCCTTCGACGCCCCAGTACCTGGTGCCCTTCTTCAAGTCCCGCTCGACCAGTTCGGTCAGCCACTTGGCGGGCATCACCCGCGTGGCTGAGACTTCAAACCAGTGGCTGTTGATTGCCATCGCCAGCCACTTGGTAATCTCGGCCCAGGTGATACTTCTGAGTTGGGACTCCGAGTTAGCCGAGATGATGGTCGTCGAGCCGATGCGGGTCGCCAGCATCCAGATCGTAATCCAACTGACTAGCGCCGACTTGCCAATACCGCGCCCAGACGAGATGGCGGCTTGCAATACTGCGTAATCTAGCTGACCCTTGTTCGCTTCGATATGCTCGGCGATGTCTTGCAGCACCTCGCGCTGCCACTTGCGCGGCCCTTTGAAGTTCTCCAGCGGCGTGCCTTTGACGCCCCACGGGAATACCAGGGCTACAAAATTAAGCGGGTTGTCCTTGATGCGCGGCGTCCACAGACGCGCCATCAGGGCTTGTTCGTCTTCAGCGCTGTATTTGGTTGACTGCATCTACGACCTCAATGACCCGCATCTCTGCATCTTGCAGCGCCTGCGTGATGGATATGCGCTGGTCGATGTCCACCGTGATGGACTGCTTGGCAACCCAGCCGTGCTGGTGTTTGAGTATTTCAAGCGCCGCTTTGGCGTCGCCCTCGCGGGCAGCCTTGTGCAGGATGTCAGCCATCTCGCGCTCGCCGTCGGCCTTGCCCTTGATTGCGGCCATCTCGGCCAGTGCGTCAAATTGGCACAGGTGCCGGTACTCTTCAGGCCGCATCCCAGAGGCCAGCGCCAGTGTGTCGCCTTTAAGCCCCAGCTTGGCAGCGTCGTATATCGCCTGCAAGCGCGATTCAGTCGCTTGGACGTGTCGGACAGTGAGCGGCAGTGATTTGAACATTTGTTCTCCTGCGCCTGGGAGGCGTGTGCTGGAAGTTTACATTAAAAAAATTTTGTTTGCGGCCCCTCCGTTTACGTTGGCCCATCGCGTCGGCCCTACCCCTCCCCACTGGCTGAAATCCTACACAAAATGGCAAGCATATAGTTAGCAGAATGGCAAGGGTAATGCTAGTCAGAATGGCAAGCATATAGTTAGCAAAATGGCAAGCGGTTGGCCATGGGGATGTGGGTCATGTAGGCATAGCCTACGCGGTTGCATGGCCTGCGCTGCTAGCTACCTGGCCGCGCGCCAGTGCGCGCCAGCACCGGCCGTCGATGTGGGTCATGTGGGTCATGCCAATGTAGTCGCATGGTGTGCGATACCGGCCACCGGCCACCGGCCACCATGTGGGTCATGTAGGCATGACCTACAGGGTTAGAGTGCTCCCGTTAACCATGCGGCCATGCGCGGCCAGCAAAATGCGGTGCGTTGGCGGTGTGGGTCATGTAGGCACCCAAAAAGCCATTTTCAAATCGCTCTACCCCATATTGTAAGTATTGTAAGATTTCATAATGTGAAATGTAAGGTTTAGATAAGTTAAGATCAAATAAATGACAATATGACCTACAATATACGGTCGTCATTCGGGGATGCATGGAAACAGCGATCACCCACAAATCGCCACGCTAGGCACCCACAAAATGCCTAATAGTTGACTAAAATCAAGGGTTATTGCATTGTGCAAGAAAATCCCTTACACTATCAACCGTAGCAGCTTCGCTACTCAATACAGTAAAAAGGCAAACACCATGACTAAAATTCTAGGTTACATTGCATACGAAGGCCCATCAGAAATCGACGGCGCGCCCATTGTCGTGATCGTGAATAAGATCAACGACGCTAGTAAGAACGGGAAAACGGGCGACATAGTGCAGAGTTTCATTATCCGCAGCGACGTCAACCCGGTGCAGGCACTGCAAACGGGCGACGACGCCAGCATATGCGGCCAGTGCGAACACCGGCCGATCATCGCAAAGCAAACGGGCAAAGTGCCATGCTATGTGCAAGTAGCAAAATCGGTGCTATCAGTTTATAACGCATACAAACGCGGCCGCTATGTCAAAGCGGACCCGGCCACCATAGCGCGCGCACTGGCCGGTAAAGTAGTGCGGATCGGCACCTACGGCGACGGTGCGGCCGCGCCGGTGCGTATGTGGACACAAATTACCCGGTATGCGGCCGGTGTGCGCGGATATACGCACCAATGGCAAAACGCGGGTTTTGATCATGCTGCATGGGCACCGTTAGCCATGGCCAGCGCCGATACCCTCGAACAAGCTGCACTGGCCAATTTATACGGGATGCGGGTTTTCCGGGTATCGGTCGGCGTCGATCGTCAACCCGGCGAGACGGTGTGCCCGGCCAGTGCAGAGGGCGGTAAAAAATCGACGTGTGCTAAGTGCACGCTGTGCAGTGGCACGCGGATCCAAGCGCGCGATGTCGTAATCGCGGACCATGCTATCGGCCATGATCGGCGCCGGACCATTATGCTAGCGGCCGCATAGGGCTATCTGCAAACGGCCATCGCTGGCCGCTTAGGGGCGCGCACTGTGCACGCTATAACCTAAACGAAGGGCAAATTATGCTTAAGACTATGCGCGCACGTTATCCCGGCCGGTGCGCGGCCACCGGCGCGCCGATCAAACCCGGTGCCTTGATTTATTACGACGGTCGCACCAAACGCGCTACGCTCGCGCCGGTGCTAAACACCATTACGCTAATGGGTGAACATGGCCCGTCGCACTTTACCCGTAACGCACGCGGCCGGTGTGAGGATGCGCCATGCTGCGGATGCTGCACTATCTAGGGTTATCTGCAAACGGCCAGCGACGGCCGTTTGCGGGCTAATCCTGGCCGCTATACATTGGAGTAAATTATGCGAAATTATGGTGAAACCAAAGCCCAGCGCCAGGCGCGCTATTTGGCCGAATTCAGCGACGCCGTGATCACGGCCAAGCCCGCGCACGCTGGCCGGATCGAATGGCCGTCAGCGCTGCATTTTTATTTTACCGGCGTGCCGGTGGCCGATGCGGCCGCGCGGTATGTGGCAAACCATGCCGATGAGGTCGCAAAATGAAAATTGGACAACACATCTACATTTCACTATATGGTAAGCCCGAACGGGTCCTAATCCTGGCGATCCATCGCGCCGGGACCATCGATGTGCAGCGCAGCGATGGCGCTTGTTACCGGGTGAGCGGACTATGATTCACCCGCTATTTGAAGCCATACTGCGGCCATACGCGCCACCGGCACCACTACCCACGCCCGAAGCAATCGACGCGGCCATGCTGGCCGATAAGTTAAACGACGGGTACTTTCAACGTCAAATAAACAACGCTATCAACCTGGAGTTACGCTATGCAAACCCTGAAAATTAAATCCACCACCTATACGCTGGCGTCACTCGAGCGCGTCGATCAAGTGCAAGCGCTTACAAGCAAAATCACCGGCAAACACAAACCCGTGCGGCCAAAGGCACCCAAGCGCACTTACCCGCGTTTTGGGGATAGTCTATCGACGCACGCCTACGTGCGCGATTATTACGCCATGAATGCCCTGGGCGAGTCGAACCACTTTGCGCCACTGTCCAAGCACCTTAGCGTGCCCGTGGGCGTCGATTCAATGGAGGTCGAAGCATGAGACAGCACTACAAACCCGAACCAGTGGCGCGCCCTTGGGCTGATCTGCTGCTGGCCGTTTCAATTGGCCTGATCTTGGCCGTTATCTTATTGGAGTACCTATGATTGACGAAAATTTTGAAGAGGCGCATTACATTGCGCGGATAAACCACCTGGAAGACGTGTTGCGCGCCCTGCTGGACGACGACAATGAGGCGACGCGCGAAGATGCCCAGCGCGCGCTTGCGTGCTCATAATCGCTGCGGCCCTTGTGGCCGCGATCCTGGCGATCCTTTTCGATCTAGACTAAGCCCCTTCGGGGGCTTTTTCTATGGCTCGGCGCAGATCGGACTTGTTGCTTTTGGCTAACTCCGGCGCGCAGAAAATATGTTTTTTGGTCTGATACTCGCGCGACGCCAGGCGGCCCATGTCCACCCAGCCCGCTTCCTTCAGCGCGTGCATAAGAGCCGGGGGGACTATTTTTATCCCTGCTGGGGCGTATAGCTGCAATTCGTCGCAGATCGCGTAGAAGGGCGCGCCTACCACGCCGCTAGAGAATGCACGCTGCCGGGCCTTGATTAGGTTGACCAGGAACGACTCAGCGCCGCTCATGCCATGCTCGACCATAATCATCTTCGCTTCGGTCATTGGGGGCGCTGCGTTGGGGTTCCAAGCGCTCACGTCACGGGTGTGCAAGTAAGCCGCCACGGCAGCAAAGCCGCCCCGGTGTTCGTACCAGTTCCAAAGGGCGACGGCCTCTGCTTCGGGCAGCTTACCGGCCTCCGACCATAAAACAAACCATCGGCGATCCTCTGAGGGCAGGGAGATCGCCACGCGCTCATTGGAAAACGCCACCACGAAAACGCGGTTCAACGCATAGTACGGGTGCAAGCCCTTGCGGTTGACCATAAGCAACTCAGGCGGCGCTGCGATGATGGGCTTGAGGGTATTCTCCAGCGCGCGCCGGTCTTTGGCCTCTGCTTGGCGCAACTCGGCGATCTCCATCACTTCGCACTCGAGCGCATAGCCCCATTGCGAATTGAGGTCTTCATTCTTGACCAGGGAGCAATTGGCCTTGGCCTTGCCGCCTATGGCCCAAAAGAACGGGGCAAACAGGGTATCTTTGCCGCTGCCATGATTGCCGCCCAAGAGGATAGCGTGATTGATCTTGTGGCTGGGAAACTGCACTTTATGGGCTAGGGCGTTAAGCAAATGCTCACGCTCATACTCAATTGGCACCATGCGCTCGACATGGCGCAGCCACGCGGACACGTCAGCGGCCACCGGCTCGGGCCGGGCGTCACGCCAGCGGTTGCCGTACACCAAGCCCTCACGCGCGACCAGCACCGACTCGCCTGCGGCGTAAGTGATACCGACCAGGGCGCGGGCTCCCTTGTCTTGGCGGTACTCATCAAACGACACCGACGCCTCGACCTTGGGGTGCTTGCCGTGGCGGGACTTGCAATTGATATGCCGGAACAGGGCGTTGAAGGTCTTACGCATTACCTCGCGCCGGTCTTCCATGTCAAAGTACGCGTCGTCGTTCTGTATGTACGCAAAGCGCTCGAACCAGCCGGACATCTCCACGCGGCCCAACTCGCGATGCTCGACCTCGGCGATAACTGTCGCCGCGTCGTTGGGGTATTCGACTGTCGGGGTTAGCTTGGAAAGGGTGTTTTCCATTACTGCCGCCAGCAACTCGTCGCGCAGGCCATGCGAACGCTTGGGCCCACCATGCTCTTCCACCCACGCGAGATAGGCGACGCTGTCCAGATGGGCGCAATGCTCATGCAGGCAGCAGTAGGCGCGGTTTACGGGGTGATAGCGCCCCATGGGGTTGCCGTCGCTATGCTCGGCGCTGTTCGGGCAAACGATGCCCCACCAGCCGCTGCTGTTGCCCTTCTCCAGCAAGTCGCCACGCGCTGCTGTCCACGCCAGCACGTCATCGCCGCCGTCATCGGTGAGCCGGATCGGGCGTACTGTGGCGGTGTCGGCTGGGTTGGGGGTGACGCCCAAGGCGGTGCATATAACTTCTAAAGAAAATTCCCTCTCGGGGTGGAACTCGACCAAGGCAGACGCGAAGCGGTCGCGGCCAGGCTTCAAGTTAATCGAGCCGGGCAGTCTGAAATTGCGGACGGGGTTAATCGCACCGCCGTCGGTGTAGCCTGCCTCTGCGATTGCGACAATGGCCGCGCTGAATTCGCCCTTCATGGGCTGGTCGTCAAGGGCGAAGGTGTAGCCGTACTGGTAGTTGTTGGGGCTGGTCTCCATGATCCAAGTCGGGTCGATGGGCGGCACCTTGGCCTTGGTGCCCACGTCATCCAGCACTAGGAACGCCACACGCTCGCAGGCGTCGGCCTTGGCTGCGGGCTTGCCCTCGTCAAATCGGTCGATGATGAAGCAGCCGGTGTTGCAGTACCACGTCTGATCGGGCTTCCACTTTTTGGGCAGGAACGCAGGCCACGCGCACTTAACTGCGCCATCGGCGTGAAACTGAGTCTCGCCGTCTTTGAGGATGGGCTTTTGCCGCACAAACAAAATAACCTCGCCCTCGGGCGCAATGTTTTCGAGATAAGTTAAGAAATTCATTTTCCGTATCGCTCCATAATTGAGACTTCAGCGTCTAGGGGTAAACCCTTAGCCCATTCGGGCGGGGTACACATGACCAAACGCAGCGCCTCGGGGTCGGGCGTTGCGGTTTCGATCACAATTTCATCGTGGACGTGCAGCACCACGTCATCAAGCTGGCGCAGCGAATGGCGCAGCAAGTCGTTAGCCACGGCCTGGGTAATGTTCTCGCAGGCCAGCCCCTTCCACAAACGGGCGCGGGGCCACTCTTTGGCATCAGCGGCGGGTTTCCATGCAGCTTTGGCGTAAGTCACACCTTCGGATTCCAATCGGGCATAGGGGTAACACAGGATGCGTCCAGAGGGCAGCACATACCATAGGTGCAGGCCGTCGAACAGGTACACGACGCGCCCCGCGCTGAACTCTTTGCCTTTGTTTCGCATGGCGCGGGTGTACGCTGATTCTAGGTCTTGCCAGTACAAAACAGACCAAGGGTTTGCCCTACGCCAAGCATCTACCATGCGTTTGGCATCTGACTCAGGCAGCAAGATGCCGTAGGCGCGGCCCATCGCCGCAAAGGCACCGACGCCACCGGCAAAGCCGCAGGCCAACTCCTGCACCTTACCAATTTGACGCTGGTCTTTGTTGACCTGGCTCACACTGACGCCGAACGTCGCCGAGGCGTTGACCTTGTACACATCCTCGCCGGACGCAAAGATCGCCAGCTTGTCGTCACCCCTGCCAGACAACCAAGGGTTTACCCTAGCTTCGATGGCCGACCAATCAGCAACGACTAGGTGTTTACCCTTACTAGGTACAAGGGCCGGTCGGAGCATCCCTCTGAGGACGTCGGTGACTCGCTTGCCGAACTTGGGGACGATGGCGTGGCCCCTGACCATTGCTGTGCGTACGGCTTCGGGCTCTTGGGCGCATTTGCGGGTGAAGTTGTGGACTTGGGCTCCATAAGACGAAGCGCGTCCAGTAGCGCTGCCGCCTGCAAAGACAAACGCGCCTCGTACTCTGCCGTCTTCTTCATCTGATAACTGTGCAAGGCGGCTGAACTTCGCAACCGACGACGCCCATAGGTCGTCGGCGCATTGGATAACTTCTTGAACGTCATGGGGGACATCCTCACAGTTTAGTAAATTGGCCCTGACAGTTTTGTCAATCGAATACTTGCCGTCCTTCTCCATCAGCTTCTTGGCCTGCGGGCCGACACGGGCCAGCACCCATTCGCGCATCTTAGGGGAGCGCACGCTGGTGATCTCGCCGCCAGTCACCTCGGCGACGATGGTTTGAATCTCGGCCAACTCAGCGCTGGCGTACTTGACCGCAGCATGGCACAGGGGCACGTCCACCAGCACGCCTCGGTCGTTGATCCGCTCGTTGACGTGGTAGTCTGCCAACTCCTGCGCTGACAGTGGCCGCATGGCCTTGCTGACTGCTCTCATGGCCTTAACATCCATTTCGCAGTAGGCCACCATCTCGGCGGTCAACTCGGGCGACTCCTCGTAAGGCGGCACGCTCATCTTGCGGATTAGCTGGGCACCACGATGGTCTTTCTTCATGGACGCGCCAGCAAAGCGCCCCACGTCTTCCAGCGAGCCAGGCGCGCAATTGGCGCGGGCCTGCGCTGCGGTGCAGACGAATTGCTCTAGGGCAAAATCCAACTGCAAGACGTACCAAAAAATTAAGCGCTCGAAAGCGGCGTTGTGGGCGTAAATCAAACCGTCCCAGCGCCGCACCCGCTCGGGCAGTGGCTGGTCAGGCAACCAGGTCTGCACGTCTTCATCGTCGAAGGCGTAAGACATACACAGCACTTCGGTGCTGCCGTGCTGGGCGTAGTTGTAAACGCCCGCGACTTTTAGGTCGCACTGTGACCTACTTTCGAAGTCAATCCACAAAGCAGTCATAGTGCCTCCGCACTTTTATAGCGCTTATTGTTGTTTCATGTACGCCATATTCAGCCGCCAGTTGTCTCCCAATACCATAACCTTCAGACTTAATGCGGCTACGGATATCTTTGACTTGTGCTTCGGTCAGCTTACCTCTGTGTTGGTGTAATACTGCGTCTATGTTGTTCTCACTACGTGTGCCCCACCGCAGATTAGACAGTCGGTTATCGGCAGGGTTTCCGTTCATGTGCAGGCATTCATGCTTGTCTGGAGCCGCGCCAACAAAAGCCAGCAGCACTAGCTTGTGAACGCACTGGCTATTTCCACGGCCCAACGCCACACTCAAATGACCGCCGGGCATACGGCCTGGGCGCAAGATGCAACCTTCAGGACGGCGCTGATACGAGCGAATTTGCCCTTGGTCACTAACTTCATATTTGCCGTCGTACCCCGGCACAAGTTTCCAAACTTCCATGTCGTCGTCTCCTTTTCCAATGCCCACTGTTACCAATGGGCATCAGAAAAGGCCGTTACGCCGCTACGCGACGACGACGACTTGGGGCTGCAACCTCGGCGGGCTTGTCAGCTTCGCCTTCCAAAGTCAACCATTCCACCACCTCGAAGACCGGGGTAAAAATCCGGCCATACGACTTGTGTTGGTAATGCTCCTTTTTGAGGCGCACGACCGGCACTGGTTTGGATTGGTCTTTGTCAACCTGGTCTGCCAAAGCTACGGCCAGAGCCTGCACGCTACGCTTGCCGCCCACCGAGGTGGTCGTAAAACGCGCTTCCATGCCCTTGTCTTCGCCAGTCAGACACTTCAGACTCATACCCACCTGAGTCTCCCAGCCCTTCTTGGCTGCTGGGGGCGCTCCGTCCAACTCCGGCAGGGGCTGGGATACGGGCACCATTTTCTCGCCCAACACTTCGCCGTCGCCCCAAGCAATAAAGCCGTGGACAAACGAGAAAGGATTGACCGCCCAAGTGCTGTCCTCTTCGACTTCGGTTTGGTCTGCACCAAACACCCAGTGGCCGGTCTTGTCCATTTTCAGGATGACCGTACCGGCTGGGCCGACGTCGGATTGGATAGCCCGCAGGGAAGTTGCGAGGGTGGAAACTGCGGGCAAGCCCGCTTGGGAGAACGCTACTAGATTGGACATTTCTGTTCCTTTATTGAAGTTTAGAAAGGGCAGCGGTTAATTGCTTACCCAAGAGCATCACCTCGGGGCGCGGGTCATCCGCGCTTGCCAAGGTGTTACCTGAACTGATGGCGACCACCAGATCACCCGGCAAAGCCAGCTTGCGCTTTTTGAGCGCCTTCTCAGCTTTGGCCGGAGAGATCACGGAAGTCTCCAACACTTCAGATTCGGTGAGACCAAACGCAAACAAGGCGACCTTGGCCTTGTCTTCGTCGGTCCATGAACGGATTGCACGCTTGGCGACCAGTTTGTAATCGGGCAGCTTGGCACCCGACTCCAGCAACTGGAGCGCCAAGGCGCGCAAATCAGTGATCCACTGCTCCAGCATATCAGCATTTTTGAGATATGTGGCAATGGTGGGTGGGTCTAGCGAGTCAATGGTCGTTTTGAGCGCCCGCTCGACTGCGCCGGTCATCTGTGGGCATACCGGCTTGGCGGCGCACCAGCGGCAGTGATCGCCAGAGCGCAGCGGCGCGGTCTTCTTCTCGCTCATTTTGACGGCCTGCACCAACTGCAATTCAAACTCAGCAATGCGCGCTGGTGTGGTCACCCAACGCTTGACTGCTGGCGGCTGCACAATGACCATCTCGATCTCAGTCACGCCCTCAAAGGCCCACTGAGCGGCTGGCGTACGCATGGCCGCAGCGGCGTAGAACATCAGTTGCGGATTCTCCACAGAATCAACGACCACTCCATCACCAAACTTCCAATCGAGTACAACAGCGCGAGTGCCGAGACGACCGATAAGGTCAGTACTACCAAATACACCAGGCAACAAGTCGCCAAAGCTAACACGAGTTTCAGCTTCAATTTCCATCTCCTGTTTGGGGTCAATCTGATCCAGCGCCGCCAGCGCGGGCTTTAGCTTGTTGTCGATCAGTTCTTGGGTCAACGTCTGATCTTCGTACACGGTGCCAAGGTAATGCTCTGGCGGTTGGCCGGACATCACGATCTCTGCGATGACGTTGTGTAGGAGCGTGCCCTCGTCAGCGTACTTGCTGCTGGGCTTGGGTGGCATCTTGGCAACTAGGGCCACAGAGCCAGGGCAGTTGATTACCCGCTTGGCGGTGCTACCGCCGACGATGTTACTGTGGTTCATACTTTACCCCCTGCTCGTTTAGCAACTCTTTCCATCGCATCGCCGTAACTCATACCCAATGCTTTGTTGATTAAAGCTAAACATGAATCAATAATTTCATCATAGACACCTGGGTCAACTTCCTTGATGACGTTTAGTGTGATTTTTGCGTCTTCCAACGCTTCGATGTCCGCACTATTGGCGGTGTACAACAGATCAATGTCTGCTTGGATAGGGGGCTTGAGCGGCTGTATCCGGTCAAACATTCTCTTCCCTCGTTCGTAGAACTCTTTGTCTTTACCTGTATTGTTGTCTTTAGCCATTTGGACTGTCCTTTAGTTGATTGGGACTTGACTATAGCACAACTTTTTGTGCTAAACTTCTTGACATGAAAGAAAAAGATGTAGAAAATCATTTTGTCTGGGCGGTGGAGCGGCTTGGTGGTAAGACCTACAAGTTCACCTCACCAGGGCGCAAGGGCGTAGCGGACAGGATAGCTTGCCTGCCTGACGGCAGCACTTGGTTTGTGGAACTCAAGACCAAGGGCGGTAGGTTATCAGAATTGCAAAAGCTGTTTGCCGCAGACATGGCGCGGCTCAATCAAAGGTATGTATGTCTATGGACAAAGGAACAAGTCGATGAACTATTACAACGAAATTGACCCGTACGCCGCGCAGTGGCTACGCAACCTGATAGACGCAGGGCATATCGCCCACGGTATTGTTGACGAACGGAGTATCACAGATGTTAAGCCCTTTGATCTTGCAGGCTACACCCAATGCCATTTCTTTGCTGGTATCGGAGTCTGGAGCCATGCGCTACGTCAATCAGGATGGCCTGACAGTAGACCTGTTTGGACGGGTAGTTGCCCATGCCAACCGTTTAGCGCCGCAGGCAACCAAAAAGGCACCACCGACGATCGCCATCTCTGGCCCGTCTGGTTCAATCTCATCCGCGAGTGCCGCCCTCCAGTTATCTTTGGTGAGCAAGTTGAAGCAGCGATTAGACACGGCTGGCTCGACCTTGTTCAAACTGACTTGGAAGGAGAAGATTACGCCTGCGGGGCGGTCGGTATCCCTGCTGCGGGCGTCGGCGCTCCGCACATCCGGCAGCGACTCTGGTTTATGGCCGACGACACTCGCGTCGGACAGTCGGGGGTCAGCGGGCGTTGGCAAACGCGAGTTACCGAATGCGGTGAAGTGGATAGGCTGGCCGACGACATCGACGCGGGATCACAAGGGCGGCTACCGGGGGGGGGCGTATGAGAGACGGCAAGATCAGCACGGACACGTTGGATGTAGCAGCGCAACTGGCTTTTGGGCGAACTGTGATTGGCTCTCCTGCCGAGACGGAAAATACCGGCCAGTTGAATCCGGCACATTCCCGTTGGCTCATGGGTCTACCGCCAGAGTGGGACGCCTGCGCGCCTACGGCAACGCCATTGTCCCGCAAGCCGCGCAAGCGCTCATAGAGGCTTATCTTGAAACTTAGACCCTATCAAGATGAGGCGGCTGACTTCCTGTACGAGCGCGACAGGGCGATGATCCTCGCCCCTGTGGGTGCTGGCAAGACAGCCATCACGCTGACTGCCATGCAGGCCATGCTCAAGGACGGGCACGCCAAGCGCTTCCTCGTGCTGGCCCCCAAGCGGGTCGCCACCAGCGTCTGGCCGGTCGAGCAGCCTAAGTGGGCACCTGATGTGACGCTGGCCGTCGCTGTGGGTTCTGCCAAGCAGCGGGCCGCTGCGCTGGCGTCTAACGCCCAGGTGGTGGTGACCAACTACGAGAATCTGCCCACGGGCAAGTTTGATGCGGTGGTGTTTGACGAACTGACGCGGCTCAAGAATCCCAGCGGCAAGCGCTTTAAAGACTTGCTGAAATTCCTTGCGGCCATCGAGATTCGTTGGGGGCTGACCGGCTCGTTCACCAGCAACGGCTTGGAGGACGTGTTCGGCCAATGCAAGATTGTTGACCAGAGCCTGTTGGGCCGCAGCAAGGGTGCTTTTCAGCAGCAGTATTTCGTGCTAATCAACCCCGACTTTGGCGAGTGGGCACCGCGCAAGGGCAGTTTAGAGAAAGTGATGGCCGTGATAAAGCCTGCCACTTTTGTGCTGGACGCGGGTGAGTATAGCGACAAGCTGCCGCCGCTTCACACGGTAGAAATGCGCTGCGATCTGTACGACCGCAAGCCTTACGACACCATGAAAAAGGACTTCAAGCTGCAAGACATTACGGCCATCAACGCGGCTGTGGTGACCGGCAAGTTGCAGCAGCTTGCCAGCGGGTTTGTGTACAACACGGTGCAGAGCCCATCGGAGATACCTGGCAAGTGGGTGACGGTGCAGACGCCAGTGTGGTTTGACACGGCTAAGTTTGACCGGCTGCATGAGTTACTGGAGGAGAACCAACGTGCTAACACGCTTATTGTTTACAACTATCAAGAAGAACTGGCCGAACTCAAGCGGCGTTACCCCCATGCTCAAACACTTGACGACGACCGGGCAATTGAACGGTGGAACGCGGGCACCATTGAGTTACTGCTTGTCCACCCCAAGTCAGCAGGCCACGGGCTCAACCTCCAGTACGGCGGGTGCCGGATCGTGTTTTTGTCCCTGCCCTGGTCGCTTGAGTTGTATGAACAGACCATCGGGCGTTTGCATCGTAGCGGCCAGCGGCATGACGTGTGGTGCTACGTGATGCTTACCAACAAGACGGTGGACGAACGCATCTGGGCCGCGCTGCACGACAAGCGCGCTATTTCTGATATTGCTATGGAAGAACTATGTTAAATCAATTAAAAGCACAACTTAAAGCGGCCAAGGCCGAACTCAAGGCCCGCGCGCGCCAGTTGAACGCCACCTACCGGGCGTATGACCGCTGCGTTAACTTGATTACCAAACTGGAGACACGAATTGAAAAACACTTGGCGAAGTCTAAATGACCGTCTGCCCACACTGACCGAAGAGGAAGTGCTGGGCTTACTGAACAACGAGCGCAATACGCTCAAAAGAGTATCCATACTGGAGCGTATGCACCAGCGGTACAACACCCTGCGCGTCGCGCGGGAGAGACTTGAACTACTAAAAGAGGCTAAATTACCATGAAATTTATTAAGTTTTTAAAGGACTACTACCGCGACTTGACGCCAGCAGAGGTCATCCAGCGAGAGCTTGCTTGTGCCCATTTAGACCGTCTTGAGGCCGAGGCCGCAGTCGAGTACGCAAAGGCAGTGCTCGATATGAATATGACCCGCATAGAGCGTTTGAATACACGTTTAGGAGAGTACAAATGACCTGTTGTGACTACGGTGAATGCACTCAAGGCCGAGATTGTCCAGTACGCAAGCAGCGCATGGAGGCTACAAACAAGGCTTATATCGAGCGTGGCAGGGTTGTTGACACTGACCCCTATGAAGACACACTTGGCACTGTTAAGGCGTTGGTTGCTTGGCTGGCGGTAGCACTTGGTATGTGGGTTGTTTTTTTTACTTTTGTGGTGGAAGTGATGAACATCATTGAAATGGCGCTGAAGGCTGGGTGGGATGACGGAGCCGACCACATCAACATTGAAGCCTTTGCCGCCTTGATAGCAGCGCATGAGCGTAAATTCATCGCTGAAAAATGGGAAGAACGGTACGGCTATGACAAACATGGTGTTGCCGAATTTATTCGTAAGAGGGCTAATACGCAGGAGGAGCAGACATGACAGGCTATCAAAGCAAAAAGGCAGCGGCGCAGGACAAGCTAGAGCAATGGGGCTACGAAGCGTTTAATGACTGGTGGGACAGTGACTACGATGACAGCACTAACCCATACGAAAAAGACACTTTTGCTTATTGGGCATGGGCAGGATGGCAAGCAGCATTGGCACAGGAGAAGAACAATGGAACGTGAAGCATTGAAGTTGGCGCTTGAGGCGTTGGACATGGAGCGCCTCCACTATCTTGCGCACGAGTCTGGAAACGATGCCCCCGAATACATACTTGAGGCAATCGCTTCCTGTGAGCAAGCCCTAGCACAGCAAGCGCAGGAACCCATGTGTCCCAAATGCAAAGCAGGGGTGCTGTATGAATGTGTGGCTTGTAGTAGCAACAACTATCCACAAAAGTCAGCGCAGGAGCCTGTGGATGAGTTGAAAGCTCTTGGCGACTTGTTGCAGCATGAGGTTGACCGATTGATTGCGTCAAAGCCACAGCGCCCGTGGGTAGAGCCAACGGGTAATGAATGGTTTGAATGGTGGCGTGTATCAAAAGTAACAGATGCAACACAAGCAGAAATTGATTTTGCTGACTTTTTAATTATTGCTCAGGCTGTGATGACTAAATTAAAGGAAGATAACAAATGAAACCAAGTCACCCAAAAATCAGGCAGCTATTGCACCAGTACCATGATGGCCTGACAGCAAAAGAAATATCCGAAAGGTTAGAAAAGAAACACGACACGATTTATGCCGCTCTGCAAAATATGCCTGATACTTACATAGATAGATGGCTAGAGGCCCAACAGCAGTTGCCACCACAAGCCGTATGGTGCGCGGTAATCCCGCCAGAAGATTGTCCTAAACCTAGATCAAAAAATGTCAGACCTACCCAACTTTGCAGCATGGAACCACGAAACCTTAGCGAAATTCGCTTTGGATTCGTACTTACGAATGCAAGCCCAACAGGACGCCATTGAGCAACTGCGCGGCGATCTGAAGGACGCTATGCAGTTAGTACGGGCGAGTACCCTTGCTGTCGATGATTAGCACCTGGCCCCGAGGCTTGCCCTTGGGGTCATTGGGCACCGATATGTGCGTCCAACGGTCAAACTCACGGATTAGTTGGTCAAACGGCAGCTTGGCCGCGATGACCGCTTTGACCACTTGATCTGGCGTCATTGCAGGCACGCGGATGTCCGCAGCGCAGCCGACCCGATGCTGGCTGGTGTCTTTGCTGCCTACAGCGTCATTTACTTGTTTGCTCCGAAATGCGCTGTTGACCATGATCGGTACGCCGCCCAGAACGCTTTTAACTTGTTCCAGCAGGCCAGCCAAGCGTTGGAGATTTGCAATTTCACTAGGGTTAGGCTCATTTTTAAATTCTCGGTGATCGGTGACAGTTAATTCTGCCAGCGTAAAATTAGGCGTCATTTTGCAGCCACGCCTTGCATCTTCTCAGCGGTACGCATACCGCCCAGGCCAAGCATCCCCAAGAGCAGCGGCATCATGGTGCCCGTGTCCATCGTGGGAAACTTGACCGGGTGACCGGCCAAAGCCGAGCCCCACTCGGCCAGCGGGCCGACGACGAACTGGACGGCGAACCCAGCGCCGCACACCCAGCCGATGGCAGGCCGCCAGCCGGAGACAAAGATACTGGAGCTTGCCGCCTCTACTTTATTAATTTCCATCTGGCCGGTGATCTGGGCTAGTTCGCCGTTCTGTTGCAGCTTGAGCAACTCTAGCTTGGCGGCGGCTTGCTGGGCAGGGTCGGGCAGAATTCGGTCTAGGACTTTGCTGCCGATGTCAAGCATCGCAGATATGGGGTCAAGGGACATTAGGTTTCTCCTCGTCTATGTGCGAACCTACTTTAAGGCCCGATAGCCAGCCGATCAAGCCACCGATGATGGTCTGAAAGGCGGGGCCGATGATCTCAAAAATCTTGGTGTTGTCTACTTCCTTGACAAACAGGCCGTGGATCAGCGCCCAGATCAAGGACAGCACGACAGCGCACAAGGTAGCGGTGACCATGTAGGTCACTATATTTACAAGTTTGTCTTTATCGTTCATCTTGCCTTCTCCATGATCTTGGCCCGCAAGGCGGGGCTATCAGCAGTGCCAGCCCACTCGGGCAAAGCGTTCCATATAAGCGTGTAATCGTCCAAACTGCATGATGTCTTATCCAGCCACGCCAGCATGGCTTTGTGGCGCTCTAATGGGTCGTGCGTTGACCAGGCTATGGCGTACAACTCTTGCACCGCGCAGCTTGGCTGCTTGGGTGGCTTCCTGATTGGCGGCGGCTGCGCGTTCAGAATCAGCTTGTCCTGGGCGACCGATACCGTGATCAGCGCCAAAAAGAGTATGACGCCGCGCATTAATCATTTGTCTACTTTGTGATCGAGTTTGTCAAAAATTTTGCCGAGCATCTCTTTGACTTCCCGCATATCGTCTTTGTAGTCTTGACGGGCAACATAAATAGTGGGCAGCTTAGACAAGTCATTTTTAAGGTCTTGCACTGCTGTCCACAACTCGCGGGCGAACCATCCGGCCACGCCCATGCAGCCGCCCAAAATAAGGTTGATTGTTTGCTGATCCATTATTGACCACTCAAAAAATTAAATTGAGCGTTGCCAGTGTCTTGTGGGGCTAAATTGTTGACTACGCCGATATTGCGTACTTTTTCAGCACTTATATTGGCGTTTTTAAACGGGTCGGCAAACTTTTCCCCCGCTGCTTGTCGAGCCATAGACTTACGCAATGCAGCAGCAGCCATTTTTGGGTCTAACATTTCCGTAGCAATTTCAATCGCAATTTTTTCGTTTACCCCGCCTTTTAAACGTCGGATAATTTCATTTGCGACTGTGGCAACTCGATTCATTAAGTTTGGTACTTGAGCCCCCGGCACAGTATGCAAAAGATCAGGCCCAGCTTTAGAACCTTTGCCCGCTGCGTATTCAGTTTCGGCTATGCGAGATAAATCGTTTTTTACGCCGTCTATTACGGCCATTTGCTCTGGCGACAAAATCTTAGCCAAGCTATCGTAACGGGGCAACCCTGTAGTTGCCTTTTGTATAGTGCTGGGCGCGTTTTCTAGCGCTGTTGCAAAACCAGCGGCACGCAACTTCCCTGTTTCTTCGCCAAGCGCGGGGGTTAATTTACCTTCAAGATATTGCCCCACTTGCATTTGGTTAATCGGCTTGCTGCCAGCCGAGTACAGTTCTCGGGCTTGGCCGTATTCGGGCACTTTATTTTCAAACCATTTTAAAAATTCTTTACGCGTTCCACCAATTGCAATAGCTTCATTTTTACCTATGCCAAACGTAGCGGGGTCTTTTATTAAATCATCAAACGCCAGTTTCATGTAGTGCATACTTGTGCCGGGGTATTGCGCTACTTCGGCAGGCGTTGTTGTATAACCCATTGGTTTGCCAGAAGCGTCCAATATGGGCGACGGCGTTGTTTGCGCGGGGCGGTTTTCGCCGATTTGAAATGTTTGTTCTTTTTCGGCGGCAAGTTGTTTGGCCCGCGCCAATACTTTATCCATAGACGGGCGCTTTGTAAGCGCTTCAAATGTAGCGTCAACGGGCACTATTTCTTTGTCTGCGATTTTATATAGTGGGTCAGATACGCTAGTCCTAGCGGCTTCCGCAGCTTTAATGTCATCAGCAGTTTTACCTACGCTACGAATAGCCGCAAGCTGGGCTTCTTTTTGCGCTGCTTCACGACCTAAATATTCAGTAGGTAATTTTTCTGCGGCTTGTTTACCTAATGCGGCAAACCGTGTTGACCCCGCCGTTGCCGCTGCTTGCGCGGCGGTAGGCATAGAACCTGGCACAAATTCAACCGGCGCGGCCAATGCGTTTAATATTTCAGGAGCGCGGCCTTCTGCCGCCGTCATGTACGCTTTAGATTTAGGGTCTAACGCGTTGTATATTTGTTGACCCCCTTTTCCGGTTACTTCAAAACCTAAATTTGCAGCGCCGACAATTGGCGTCATTGGGTTGATAACTTTGGCCGTAGTTGCTAAAACTTTAGACGCCATTGGCGCAGCCCGAGCCGTTGCGGTCGCGCCGCCAGATAGTATGGTGGATAGATCAGCCGCCGCGCCCACGGGGTCTTCAGCAAGCGTGCGCTTTATAGACTCAAAATTACCATATCTATCTTTAAGCATTCCACCCGCAGCATTTGCAGTGTCTATGGCTCGTTTTTGAGCCGCTGGGTTAACTTCAATTGCGTCGATAGCAGTCTGAACTGCTTTGGGCATAAAATTATAGACACTGCCAGCCGCGACATCGGAAATATTTGTGAGCGTTTGTATAGGGTGTGCAAAAATATCTGCAACACCACCTAAAAACGCCATGCCACTTTTAGGTACATTTTCAAGCGCCGCGCCCGGTAGTTCTGCAAGCGCGTATGATTTGCGAGGCGCAGGAATTTCGTTGGGCACGGTTGCTCCGCCATATTGTTTGGCAAGCGCGGCGTAGTCTATTGAAGCAGGTGAAGTGGTGACCCCACCGTACTGTTGGGCAAGCGCGGCGTAATCCATTTTTATAACCCCGCTGCTTTTTTAAACTGTGCCGCAGCAGCGGCAGTGGGAAAAGTGTGTGTTTGTCCATCGGGAGTAATTACGGTCTGGCCGCTAGGTGCAGCCGATGCAGTGCCAAATCGTTTAGGGACAACAACAGGCTCTGTAGAAAGACCCGTACCTTCTGTTGCTGATTTAGGAATTTCTTTAACTCGTTTGTTCCATGTAGCCGCGCTTTTTTCCGCCGCAGAATGCGAAAGTTCAGCCAAATATTGTATGGTTTTGGCGTTCATAGTGATACGACCACCTTCAACATCTTGCAAGAATTTTAAGTCTTTATCTGTAAATCCTTGGCCTGTACCAAGTCCAGAGGATTTAACCGCGCCTAAAGTTTGACGCGCTAATCCAGATAATAGCAATTCAGTATTTGCTATTTTTTCGTTGTTGTCCGCGCCAGCCAAATTCAAAGCGCGGGCCATGTTAAGTTTCATGTCGGCAGCGGTGCCTGTAAACACATTACCTTGGCTCAAGATTCCTAACACTCGGTTAGCGTTAGCCGCCAAATCAGGTGCTTTGGATGCGGTGTCTAATAAGCCTACATCTCTTTCGGCTATTTTGGTACCAAAAACTTCACCAAATTTTTTCTCTGTAGATTGAGAAACATTAACTTGCGTGCTTGCCGCAGGCGCATGGGTAGTTTCTTTCAAAATCATTGCGTTAAGTTCTCTAACGCGAGGATCATCTGGAGGCGCGCCGCTGGCTATTAGCGCAGCGCGCGCATCTTGATATTTAGTCAAAATTGCAGGCGCAGCATTTCTAGTTTTATCCGCGTTAAATTGCGCGTAACCTTCTGTAGTAAGCGGGTAACCTAAAGCCTGCATGGTCGATACGTCAGGAGTGCTTAAATGTTTTATTTTTTCCGCAATTAAAGTCATTCGGTCTTTAACGCCTGGCAAGTCTGAATACTGAGATAATTTCATGTACTCAGTTTCCAATGCTTTTGCAGCATTTGCTTGCGGCGCTGCCGTAAGTTGATTGACAGGCGCAACAGCAGGCGGCGTCAATTGGTTCATTACCGGCGCCGGTTTAGTTAAGTTAAGAGGCGGAACATTAGGCTGGTTAAACATAGGTACGTTTTGATCCATACCGTACGTGCCCGAGCCCAAAGCGCCAGGCGCAGGCCCAGCATTTGGTATCACAGGTGCAGCAGCAGCAGGCGCAACTTCACCATAAATGCCAGCTTTCTTTGCCGCATCCAAACGTAGCAAAGATTGCAACCCCGTTACGCCATGTTGCGAAATTTGAGGATTTCTGTTTGTTGACATTATCCGAAACGCTTGCATCAAATCCGGCGGGCCGCCATTTTTTTCTATGGCGTCTTTCATTTGGCTAACGTAATTTTCATCTTGCTGAATTTGACGTTGCATTTGCTCAATTTGCATTTGCGAGCTTTGTTGTTGCGTACCGGCGGCTCGTTGCTGGGCTTGCGAAGCCAAAATATTTTGTACTTGGCTTTCGCGCGCCAACGGATCAGCAAGCTGAAGCGGCTGAACCCCAAGAGCAATTCGTGTGTCTAAAGGCATGATTGTTCCTTACGACCGTAGTCCAATTGATGCGTTATAACCGGCGTATGGCTCACTCATTAAAGAACTACCGCCGCCGACGCTGGGGAGCCGCAGTCTATTTAAATAGTCTTGCCCTTGGTTATAGTTTAAGTACGAACTTAAACCGCCGGTAAGTGCATTTGCGCCGCCTACGTATCCAGACGCACGTGCGTTGGCACCCCCCATGTATGCTTCACCAGCGTTTGTGCCGTATGATTGACCGGCATTGCCTAAAGTAGTAGCCGTAGTTTGCCCCACACCAGCTAATGATTGCAACGGGTTAAGCATGGCTGCACGTTCAGTCTGATAACGATTAAAAGCGTTTTGGTACTCTTGTGAGCCCATGTCTTGACCGTATCGAGTAGCGGCCTTTAAAGCGCCGCCGGAGATCAAACCGCCCCTTGCAGCGGCTTGACGATCAAGTGCTTTCTGACCTTCACCTAGACGAAATGCGTAGCCTGGGTCTGCTTTATACTGATCCATTCCAAACGGTTTGTAATCAACCGCCGTAGTCAGCTTATTAAGCGCTCCTACTCCAGCCTCTAAAAAAGGCTGTTGCCGTTGCACATTTTCTTGGTACATTTTGTACTGCAACTCGGCAGCGCGGTCAGCGGCGGCGGCTTGAGTGTCAGCGGCTTTGTTGGCAGCATTTGCCCCAAACAAAGAACTGCCAATAATTGCGGCGGGAAGCATCCAAGGCATATCAAACTCCTTCGCTCAAACACTGAGCAATATTACGCGCCTGGTCAATATCCCCAGGCACAATTAACAATTCATCAATTTCGTCTTCATCAGTGCAATCAGTGGCGTGTATGCAATACCAAACAACATCTGTAATTGATTTTACGCCGTGATGTTGCCCCGCCGCTATAGTCAGACAAGCGGGGGCGTTAACAATGGATTTAACGCCGTTTACAATAAGTTCTACAGACCCACTAGCCAAAATAGATAGGTGGTCATGTTTGTGCGCGTGCTGCACTAAAATTTGACCCGCAGGAATAAACGCTTCTTTAGCGTACACACCTGAACTAAAATGGTGGTGAATCATCAAGTTACCTCACGCCCAGAAACACGGATGTTGATTGCGCTGGCGGTGCCAGCAATGGTACTGATAAAGTCGCCAACACCAAGCACTTGGCCCACCAGTTCAGGGAATGTGTAGACCTCAGACGCTTGCAAAGTCTTGGTCTTGGTAATCAAGTTGGTGTTACCGGCAGAACCAGACACGGTGACCAAGTTCACGCTAATCGTAGCTGCCGTAGCAGTAATGTTAGTCGCGGTAAACTTGTCAATAATGGCCGTGACGCCAGTTGCGGCGTATTGGGTTGTTTGCGAGCTTTCGGCAAACTTTGCGGCTACAAGGACTTTTACTGATACGGTCATGGTTTACTCCAAAAGCAGGTTGTTGTTAGCGGCCTGTTGCATAATGACCCAATTGGTGCCGTCAGACACCATTGTCGCCCAATTTCCTACAACTGCCAAGAGGATTGCGGTGCCAGCCGCCGTGCTGTCAATTAGCACCACGTTGCTTGATGCAGACACCAAGGTCTGAGCCTGCAAGTTTTTAAAAGTCAAATAACGGCCAGAATATACAGACGCCGAAGGCAAGGTCACCGTGCAAGTCGAGCCTGACTTGTTATTGATAAGCCAAGTCTCGTTAGCGGCGACAGTAAAGTCAGCGGTCTTGGTAACTGGCGCACTTGAGAGCGCCGCAATGCTTGCGGTGATTAGGCCAACGTCAACAATCGGCTGCACTTGCAAAGCCTCAATCTGCTTTTGCATTTCAGCAGTCTGAGACACCAAGGCAGAGCAACAGTCGCCCAATACGTCAGGCGCAGGCAAGGTGACTACTGGCGGCAGGGTCTGCAATTCCTGATTGACTGAGCGAAGCGCCGCATCGTAGGACGCAAGCAAAGAGTCAGTATTAGTACCAATATCAGCATTATCAACAACAGCAGACGCAATGTTGTTGAGCGACAAGAAAAATAAGTACCAAGCGCGGTCAATCAGATTTGTGCGGGGGTCAATCAACGGCACGCGCGGCGGCGTGATCGGCGTTGGCGTAGCGTTAGGGCTAGGCATTTGTTGGACTCAAAATGAGTTCAGCGCCCATGATTGTAATTTTTACAGGGTCAGTGCCCGACAGTTCGTACACACGGTCACGCAGCTTTAAAGTCATGCCCAGCCGACGCCAAAAGGTTCGATGACCATACGCACCAATTTTGCCAACTGGTGACCAATGTTCATTGCTCCAGGTATGACCGCCGTCATCTGACCAACGCAGCATAACTTCAGGGTCGTAGCCTGGTGAAGCAAGGTAAGCCGTGGTCACTAAGTTGTACCCACTAATGTCGGTATCTGATAGTTCGTATTGGCCTAAAGGCTCAAAACCGTCCCCAGCCTCGGTAGTTAAAGTAACACCCGATTGCGTTGCTAAAAACGTTTGTACGTATTCAGCTACAAGGTCTAGCCCTGACTCAGTGTCAATATTTTCGCCGCCTTCATACCCAGGGTACAGATTTAGCCCTACGCCTGTTTCGCAGTCCAGTTGCAAGCTGTGATGCGCCGTGCGCTTCAAATTGTTTTGGCCGGTTGGCAACGCCCGCCATGAGCGCAACCACTTTTGAATGCCGCCATTGTCCGAATAATCGTCCAAGTCAAACGCATAGATGTTGCCGTTCTCAAAGTCGCCGACAACAATCTTGTTGTTAAACGCCATTTGGCAGTTGCTGCGGTGACGGGTGAATTCACCATTAGCAAAACCTGCACGCTCATGCCAGGCTTGCGTTGCCGCGTCATAAACCCAAGTGGTATTGGCGGTAGGAAAAATCAACACATAAAAACTGTGGCCGTCTTGTTGGTAGGTGTACGCAATAGCGTCCGTTAAGTCAGCGTACTGTTGAATCTGCCATTCAACAGCATGGGTAGAAATGCGAACGCCCGAATAGCCATTGGCGCGGTAGACAATACCTTGCCCACGGCGATCACGGCCAAGCCAAAAAATGCCATTGTCCATCTTGGCTATAGAAAAGGGAGCCGCGCAGCCTAACTCGTTAAACGCGCCTTGGATGCGTTGCAGGGGGAAGTCTGTCGCGCCAGAGTCGTACCAAACCTCAATGGAGTTTGTGCCAAAAGCCCATACCTCACGAAAGTTGGACGTTACGGCCAGTAGACCGTCAGGTGAGCCTTCGGTGCTGACAAACTCTAGCGGGTCAATGGATGTGCCGTCCAGCAATTGCGTCACCCACATCAATTGGCTGTTTGGCTCGTTGAACACAAAGTAGCCGTCTAGATAACAGACAGTTACAGCGCCGGGGAAGTCAGGGTCAGTGATCTGACCAAAAACGTTTGTGGTGTTGTTGTAGATGTAACTTGGGCCATTGGCCGCAATGAACAACTGCGTACCGTTGTCGGCCAAGCTAACAGGGCCGGTGCCAGCTACCGTGCCAAGCAGTGTGGCTGCATACAAAGTGGTAATCTTGTACAACTCGGTGCCCGACACCACAAAGGCCGTGCTGTCGTTAGATGAAAACGCCCACAACCCTCGGATCGGGCCGGTGCCTACCGTTGAAAGTAAGCTCAAGCCAGGCGCTCGGTTTAGAAAGCCTGGTTCCTTGCCTGCCTCTGGCACGATCTCGGGAAACAGGTTCACCATGCGGGCATCCGCAGCATTGACGCTACGTGCTACATAGGTTGAACCAAGGATGGGCGTTTTCATTAAGCCGCAACTGCTTTGATAACTGCAAAGTTAAAAACTGGCGTTTCTGTGGTCGTGCCGCCAGTGGTGCGGAAAGTGATGTTGAAACTACCCGCTGCCACCGCAGTGACCATCAAGTCGTACAAGTCAGTGCCTGACTTTTGATTCAAGATGACAACATCAGTCGCCGCCACAGTGCTGTTGGTTACAGTAAAAGTTGCCGCTACTGTTGTACCCGCTGCGCTAAACATGGTAATTGCGCCTGCTGTCTTGTTAAGCGTTACGCCCGTGGTGCGGCTAGTTAATTGTGTAACCGCCCCGCCTGCGCCTGTGGCATAGCCTACGCCCGCCGTGCCGGTTGAAACAATTGTGCCTGTGGCTGTCAGGCTTGTACCCGTAGCAGCGCCAAGAACTGGGGTTACCAAAGTTGGCGTAGTCGCAAATACGGCAGACCCTGTACCTGTTTCATCCGTCAAAGCCGTTCGTAAGTTGGCGCTGCTTGGTGTTGCCAAAAATGTAGCTACGCCAGTACCTAAGCCGCTTACACCGGTTGCAACAGGTAACCCCGTGCAATTGGTCAAAACGCCGCTTGCAGGCGTACCAAGCGCGGGCGCAACCAATGTTGCATTGGTAAACAGCAGTGCGTTGGTGACCTGTTTAGTTGTGCCCCCTTGCACAATTGGCAAGACATCACCAACGGCAGCAGCAGTTGCGACGGGAAGAGATGAGATTGCGATAGTTGCCATGTTAGTAGTTTCCTGCGTAAATGTTAAAGCGTTGACGAGTCGCCACAATGGCGTAAGGCATAGACATCACATCGTCAGGGTTGTTGATGCGTTTCAGATTGCGCTTGCTGGTCATAGCAATGCGCTGCACTTGGGGGCTGGGCTCCACGCCAAACTCAGGTGCAATCTCGCAAGCCAAGTTGTAGGTAAAGGCACGCAAGTAACCCGGCGGGAACAAGATATTGGTCGCCAAGTTGGCAGGCTGGGTTAACTCTTCAACGCTGATAAAGTGCCACTCCAAGTCCCGTGTGGGCTTGGGGTAAATGTACATATCCACATCAGGATACGTCATATTGATAAACAGCACTTGCGGGTAAGTAGACGTAACCGTCTTGACAGCAATACCGTCGTACTGCTGCTGGTTAATCATTTTTATGCCAAAGCTGACGTTGGTGCCTGGGTCGCGGTAGTAGGTCGCGTCGTCTAGCAAGATGGGCCGGTTGCCTACAAAGTTGCCTGTTGGGCCAAGGGTACGGTTGATAAAGCCAGCAGGCCAAGTAAACACTTGGTCTTGAGTGCTGAACACCGACAGCCGCTCAGTATTCCAGCTATCAATCATCTGGTTTAGCGCCATCAAGCTGTCTTGCGACACTGACGCAGAAGTAGTCTCGCCTTCGGCCAGCACGCCAAGCAAACGAAGGGCTCGGTTAATCTGATCGCCAGCGGTGTATGTCGCCATGACTAGGCTCCTTCGGGTTCGGTTCTACGACGGCGCTTTACTTCCAGTGCGTTAACAGGAGCCGCCTCGGTAACTTTGGGCGTATCCTGAGTATATCGTGTCCAGCCGTTTTGTTCATCGTATTCGGCTTCAAGTTCCATAGTGGCAACTTTGCGGCCATGAACGGGGTGAGCGAGGTATATTTCCATAAATGAAAGGGGAAGTTTTTGGCCTCCCCTTCCTCTTACGCTTGAGCAACGTGAATCAAAGCAAAATTCAAAGTTAGCGCCTCAGACAAACTGCCTGCGGATGCATTTGAAATTACTACGGTAAATGATCCGGCAGCTACAGCGGCCACCGAAAGCAAATACGTTCCCGCCGTGGCTGCGCCGCTTGCTAATGCCACAATTGGAACATCATAGGCACTTACCGCACTATTTGTCACAACAAAAGCTACTTCAACACCGGCGGCCAAAGCAGCATTGTTTGTCACAATTTGACCAACAGACGCGTTAATAGTTACGCCAGTAGATTTGCTTGTAGCTTGAGTAACAGTTGAAGGCGCCGTAGTAGAACTTCCAGTGTTATATCCAAGCTGCCCACTTCCAGCAAGGGCATAAATTGTTGCTGAACCTTTGAGGTCTTGGTCTTCAAAAGCAACACCAATAGATTTTGTATTTGCCATAATTATTTCCTTATAGAACGGGGCCGAAGCCCCATTCAGATTTAAGCAATGCGATACAAAGCCCAAGCGCCGTCGCCAGATTTTACTGCGCGATACATTTGGGAAGTACCGGCGGTGGTGACGGTCATCAAGCCTTGTGAGCCCGACGAACCAATCGTCCAACCAGTGTTGGTCGTAATGGTAATCACGCCAGAACCAGAGCCGTTGGTATTGACCACAACAAAATCAAAGCTGCTGTTGACTTTAGCGCTGGACAAGGCTGCGTCCAGATCAGTAGCCAAAGGCAAGGTGTAAGCCGCTGCGGTCGTGGTGGGAGTGCCCAAAATGATACCGTTCAGCAATTGAGCAGTTGTCAGCGTTGCCGTGACAGTTGCCGTAGCTGGAGTAGCTTGGGTCTCCATTTGCATTTCATTAATGTTGCCGTCACCAAGTTGGTAACCGCCTGCGCCATTAGGTAGAGTAGCCATGATAAATTTCCTTTAGAAAGAATTGATTAGCCCCAGATGCGGCAAGCCATCTGTGGACGAATGGTGCTAAAGCCATACAGTACGTCAATACGGCAAGGCATACGGTCGTTGTTGATGTCGTACTGGCGCACGACACGCAAGCTAATACCGTTATGAATTGCGCGCGCAGCCATGTCAACGCCTTGGGGCAGCAACAAGTCAGCGGTAGCAAACGTAATGGCGTCTTTGTGGTAGACCAAGTTCTGCGCGTAAGCAGTAGAAGCGGTGCCCACAAAGGTCACAACAGCGTTAATCAGCGGCAGGGCAGTCATGGTAGCCAGTGCGTGAGCAGCGGAGTACATGGGAGCCACAGTCACAGTCCAAGTGCCAGACACAGCGGTTGCATCAGCCAGAGCTACAAACTGGAACAACGAACCAGTGGTTTCACGGGTTTGCGGATTCACAGCAAAAACGCTACCGCAAGTAAACACATCGCCAGCCTTGATGGTCGTGGTTACGGATGCTTGCGACAGGCTCAAAGTTGAAGAACCTTCCGAAGTCACCGAAGCAGCAACAATCGTAGCAGCCGTAGCATCGCGCGAACCAGTAGTGAATTGCTTGATGGATTGGCTCATGTTGATTTCTTCGTAACCCAACACGCCAGTACCCATCATGCCGTTTTTAAACTGCTTGCTGATAGTGTCGGTAGGATTGAACAAACCTTTCATGCCTTCAACCAAACCAGCGTTTGCAGCGGGATTAACTGTTGCATAACGTGGTGACATCGTAGCGGCATTTTCATTCAGCTTCTGTTGGGCTTGGAGAAGCACTAAAGAAGTCGAAGGGGTCGTGCCGGGTGTGCCGACGGTGTTACCGATGGTTTTAAAGCTGTTAGCAACGTCAGCATCAATGCTGGAGGCCAACTGGCTGATACGTGGTTTCAACACACGCTCTGCAAAGTCATCCAATTGCATGGTCAATTCAGCAGATGTGAAGTTGACACCAATATGTTTTTGGGTAGAAACAGTCAGAGTGGTGAACTGCTCGTTGTCGTCCTGAACTTGCAGGGCGGCACCGTCAGTTACCAGAGCGCGGTCGGGCAAACGAATACGCAGAGTAGAACCAATCTTGGCACCTTCAACAGCGAAGCTGTCGTCGTACTGACGGTTTACGTTACGGGTGAGTACCAGGTTGTTCTCGAGGATTTCGAGAGCTTTCCGAGTAATCATGTCAATGGTTAGGATACTATTAGCCATGAAAAAAGTCCTTAAAAAAAGTTAGCGGTTTTGCGCTTCCCACTTTTTTCGTTGTCGTACCCTTTCGGCTTCAATCCACTGCGAGGCCGTCATGGTCTTATCTGACCTGGGGTCTGTAGTGTCATAGGCCGGTGATCCAGTGGATCGGGCAGTAACAGGCGAAATCGGCGCTGGCGCTGATGTAGTACGTTTCACGGGAGGATCAGACGCCAATTTGGCCTCAATCTTCCCAATTTCCTTTGCCTGTGCAAGCGGGGCTAGGCGAGATATACGCTCTGCGTCTTTGGGGTTAGTTCCAAGATAGTAAGCTAACTCAGGCCCAACATCCGAAGACCGAATTGTATCGGCCATCACGTCCGTAATTGGCAGCTTGGGGTTGTATGCGACTTGTTCAAAGTCATCATACTTAGCGCGGGCTTCCTCTTCCAAATCGTGATAACTCTCAAGAACTTGCGAGTGCTGCTTGGCCGCTTCGCGCTGCGCGATCAGTTGCTCGGCCTTTTGATAGGCCAACGCATCGGCGTAAGCCTCCGGCGTTTCAAACTGATCGACAGACTGTGCTGCCGGAGCCCTCAAGGTCTGCGTTTCCGCAACCCTCTGTGCTTGTTCCCGTTCCCACTTTCGTTGCTCTCTTGCGAGGCGTTTTCCAATAGCTGCATCAAGTTCCTCTTGCGAGAAAGTCTTGGGTGCTTCTGCTTCCGGCGCTTTAACTTCAGGTTCAGGTGCAGCCGTTGCCACCTGTTCCGGCGCGGGTTCTACTACCGCTAGGTTTTCTTCTGACATTTTTCGATTCCATAGAATCCCTGGTGAACGCACCAGTACGTGTTTTCAGCATTATGCTGGAATTTGTGCAGCTTTGTATGCTGCGACTACTTGAGGCGTGTGCGTAGCAGCGCAGATAGTTTTTACACGGGCGTCTTCAACTGAATAGTCATCACCGGGGGCAACGACATGACGGTGGAAGTTGTCACTGATTTGCTCGCCGTCTTCCATGATGGCGGTCTTGGTGCGTACTTGGACGCATCCATTTTCCAAGACCTCAATGCGGTCAACTACGATTACTTTTTCCAACATAATGCTTTCCTTTCTTGCCCAAGAATCCACTTGGGCTTTGGTTTAACAATCAATCGCGTTTTCAAACTCTGGCAGAGTTTTCAAGTGCTTGTAGGCCTGTGCAATGTAATTTGCACCTTCAAGGTCAACATTGAATTTGTAAGTCTTGATAAATTTCTTGTTTCCATCAGCAAAAGACACATTTGCGGATGCATCTGCTTTTGTTCCACTTACGGTTTCAACTTTGACATAAGCACTCATTTCAATGTTTGTGTCTGATGTTTCAATCAATCCAAACTCAGTTTGGACAAAACTTTTCCCACTTAGAGAGATAATTTTACGGAGTGCCATGATAATTTCCTTTGATTAAAGAATTGCGCCGAATGCGCTCCATGTTCCAGGCGTTCCGGAAACAGTACAAACCGAGCCAACATATTGGCCGCTGACAGGTGTTATTGCTTCAACTATTGTGCCAACACGCCAAGACCCAGTGGCTGGAGCCGTATAGTTTGCGCGTCGAAGAACCGCTTTTCCAAGATTGCTGTTGATGTACACAATGTCACCAGTTCCGACAAAGGTGCTGGTGGTTCCGTCAATGTAGACCTGAGCATCGTCGTCCAAAACGATGTTTGATCCAGAGCCACTAAAAGCAACTTTACCAAAAGAAGCAACACCAGACTTTGCTCCAATGGCTGTTGTCATTGTTGTGTTTGTGACTTTCAATGAACCGTAATTCAAGATTGCATTAGTTGCACTCAACAGGCTTCCACCCTGCGTTGCACTGCCAGGAATGTTTGTGATAGTCAGCGACCCCTCATTGTAAACAAGAGCATTGACAGTCAATGAGAACCCGTTAAGAGCAATGGTAATGTTTGATTTTAAAGTAATTGATTTTGTAATTGTGGCGTTCTTTTGCAATGTAATTGTGACATTGCCATTTGTTGTTGAAGAAACAGCAAACGCGGTATCCATGTCAAAGAAATCAAGACCTGACACATAGTTAGTGCTGGTAATCGTAAGATTGGCATCAGGAACAGAACTACCCGAAACAGAATAATCAGGGTTGTCGTAATGAAGGTTCAGCGAGTTGTAAGCAACTGGCAACCAAGTCTGATACGTGCCAGAACTTGTGCTTGAAGCGGTGTTTTTGCTGTAAATGCTGACAGAAGAATCAGGCGCAAAAATAACGGCTTCATTGTCACCTTGAAGATCAACGTCGTAAATGTTAATTGCGGCGCGTCGATTTGCCTGAATATCAAATTGATACTGATCGTTTTTACCCGCCGAATACAAGCCACCACGGAATGACATACGTGGGCGCGACTGAAGATCAGGGGCTGGCGGTGTGGCAGATTGGAAGTAATACGCAACTTTTGCCCCCCATCCTGTGCCGTAATAGTTGTTGCTCTCTAAGTAACAGTTTGTAACGTAAATGTTGGAAATCAAAGTATCTTCAGGCGAATACTTGATCATTGCGTGGTTGTGTGACCCATCTTCCACATTTGGGCCGTACAGCACAAATGTTGAATCGGTCAAAGTAAACGCTGCACCATTGCCAAGCAAGATGCCGTTTGCGGCAAACGCATCGCAGCTGGTGATCCGGTTGTAGCCCGATGAGGTGGCAATTGCAAAACCGTTGTTCAGCGAGTTTGCCGAAAATAAGCAGTTCTCAATGACTGAATCATCCATTGAATCGTAGCCTGGATTGCCTTCTGTGGTGTATACGCACAGCATGGCATCCAGTGGGTCGTAGGTGTCTGGATAATCGTTGTACGGTGGCGACAGATCGCCTTGCTGACACCAGAACATCAGATCGCGAAACGTGTTCTCAGTGACGTTACCTTTAGAGCCGGGAGCATTAACTCCATTGCCTGCGCAATAAATACCAGTGCGGGCTTTAAAACCTTGGTTGATCTGAAAGTTTTTGAACGTGGCCCAGCTAGAGCAACGAGCATCAATCACAATACCGCCCGTGGCTGCTGGTGGGTTGTACCAAATTGAAGTGTTGAACTTGTCCTCACCAAAAATGGTGAAATGATTGCGGAAACTCAAATTCAGAGTTGTCAGAATTTGATATTTTCCTTTTGGAAAATAAACAGCCTGTTGCTTCCAATAATATTCAACATTGCTTACATCATTAGTGGTTTCAGTAGGGTCGTATTGCTTGATGGCGTAATTAATAGCCGCTTGAATTGCATCTGTGTCATCTGCAATGCCGTCACCCTTTGCGCCAAAATCTTTGACGTTGACCACAGCGCCTGTGGTCATCGAATAGGATGCTTTAGTTAAACTCATTTCTATTCCTTAGGCAAAATATGTGATTGTTGCCAGCAAATATGACGTACCTAAAAGGTTAACTATAGATAAATACGATTGTTCATTTGGGGCCATAGTTCCAGTAAGTGTTGCAAGAGTGGTTGATCCAACTCCACCCGATGGAAAAGTTGTAAGAAATGTCACGGCGTAATCTGCTTTTAAACTTAATCCAGATGACACGGTAAATGGTAATCCTGTAATTCTTAAATTGCCTGAACCACCAGAAGTAGTAGCAGTAGCTATTTCACAAAAACAAATCACACGGTTTCCAATTTTTGTGTATTTTCCAGTTTGTGTGGTGTAGGTGTTTGTTGGATTGCTGACAGTTCCACCCCATGCTGGCGTCCAAGTACCTTCTTCGTAATCCGCAAACAATTCACTTGTACCTGTGCCAGGTGTGGCAGAAAAGTCAACACCTTGACCATTGGCAACAATTAAACTACCTGTAGTTAAAGTAAGCTGAGTTGCACTAATAGCACGGCCTGCTGTTAAATTGGCAACGGATACCTGTCTGGTTGTACTGCTTTGGACAATCGGCAGCACCTCAGTGCCAGAAAGCGGGGTCGTTGATGCGGGTAATGCTGAGATTTTGGTATCTGCCATGATATATCCAATCAATTAAACATTACTTCAATGAGTGAAGTAAAAGGTGGTGCTTCTGAAAATGTAAGTGTTACGCCTGACACGGCATATGTGTTTTTGTTTTGATACACGCCGTTGATGTAGACAAACGTAAAGTTTTCCCCCAGCGAAGCCGCGCTTAACGTAAATACCGTCTGCGACCCTGTACCAGTAAAATTGTTTACCTGGTAGCTTGCGGCTCCAATACCAGAAACATTGTCATAAGTGCCAATTAAAACATCGTTGCTATCTTTAAGCAAAAATTTGTACGGTACTGCGCTTAACCAAATTTCACCGCCAGGCACACGCCCAGCCGAATCTAAAATAGTTGGGTTGGTGTGGTTGGTATTTCCCGACGAACTGGTAAAAGTAGCTTGTGGGGTTGTAGTGCCTGCGGCGTAGGTGTACAGTTTACCGCCGGACAAAATGACGCCGCTATTGGTAAAGAACTGGGCCGCAGCGCCGCCCACAGGGGATAGAAAGACGGCCATTTAGGTCACTCCAAAAGAATCAAACCGCCATCCTCTTGGATAAGGTTGTCATCGGATTCGGTTAAAAGATTGCTTTGCACAGTCGCATCCGCATATCCCGACAAAAGCGAAACAATGCTTCCAAGGCCAATTGAGACCCCGTTGCGAATGGGAATTCCAAAGAAACTCATTGGATGTTAATTGGTTTGCAATAGATCGTGCCGCCCGTGGACACTTGAATTGCGCTTACACGCCATTGTCCGCTAACGCTAGTGGGCACTTTAAATGGGATTGGTGTGAACGGCGGTACTGGCGTACTGGATGTCGTAGCCGTAACGCCTTCGCCAACCAACACATAGCAAGCCTGGTCAGACCAAACCACCACACCTTGAGCGCCAGCAGGCCAAGCACCCGTTACGCCAGCAGTGCCGGTGTAAGTAATAGATTTGGCCGGAAAATTGGTGTCCGCTAATGGGTTTAATAGTTCCATGATGTGTCCTTACGCTAAAAAGCGGAGTTTATATAGAGTACGCAGATAAATCTCAATGATATTGTCGATCAACTGTTGCAACGACATATCAGTCCTGTCCACTACGTCATAGCGGCATTTTTCAATTTCATCTAACTGGTTTTGCAAAAAGTCGATGATGTTGGCCGTCTTGGTGGCTGAATGCAGCGTGATTGGCCCCATCAGACCATGACGGCCTTGGTAGGCTTCGGCAAAGTCATCCGCAGCGCCAACAATGCGCTCGTAAAAAATATTAAGCGCAACGTGCTTGGAGTAGCTACGGGTGTTCAAGTGGACGCTGTGGGCCACATCACGGGCCAAGAATAGCATCCCGACAAAATCACAGGCTTTGTACATCATTGTGGCATTCCCATTGGTTGTTGTTCCATGCCTTCTTGTGGCATCTCAGGGCCGGTGTCCATGTCCCGACCTGGCATCTCGTTAACCAAGTCGCCCGAAGTAATCATGCCATGCACGGTGCCCAGCACGATGTCTTGAATTTGCTCTGGCGACATGGACGCCTGCACAGCGGAAATCCGTTGAGTTTCAGCTTGGTACGCTTTGACCGTCGCTTCAAAGTCTTTGCGGTGCATATCCTGCATCTCAATTGACTTGCCAGCATTGATAATCATCTGGTGCATCTGCTCCATCTCTTGGCCCATTGCTTGGATTTGCTGTTCTGCGGCCTGCAACTCGGGCGGCTTGTCGCCGTCTTGCATGAGTTTGGGATCGATGGTCTTGGCAAAACGTTTTGCCATCTCTTGGGCACCAGGCCAATCCATGTTTTTGACGAACAGGTCACCGGCCACTTGCCATAGCAGGGGGTTGCCCTGCAACAGTTGGCCCATCGCCTCTAGCGCCTCTTGGCGTTTGGTCGCGTAACCGGGGCCGGTGGTAGCCACTACGTCGTACTTGCCCACGCCAGGGTTGTAAATCTTGTCAATCACAATGCCCTGCTGATCCACGATCTTCTTGACCGGCTCGGCCTGCATTGGGTCAATCTTGACCATGCTGGTCTCGCCGTCTTCGCCAATGATGCGGGCGATGCGCTGGGTGTCGTAGATTTTGGGGATCAGGTCAATCAATTGGCGAGTCAGATACCGCACGCCACGAGCCAAGTTGTCACCAAAGTGGTACGTCCCAACATCACCCTCGCGCTGGCGTGCCAGAATGGCTTTGCCGCTGCGCTCGTTGGATGTCATGCCCAAAGAAGCGTTGTATTGGCCGGTGGATGCTTTGATGTCCTCAGAAGCGCCTGCTTTGGCCTGTAATAGCCCGCTGGAGGCCATTGGCGGCTGCGCCCGCTGGGGTAGTGGCAGCGTAGCGCCCGCGCCGTCTGTAACGTCTGGATTGACCTCCAAATACGGCCAGTTGGTCGTGTTGGCGGTCTTCCATTGGTTTTCATAGCCTTCAAACTGACCGCCGTAGCCAATAAATGGTGCTTTTGGTGCCAAAGCCAGCATCTCTGCCTCTTGGGACACCCAATAGTTGTACATCCGCTGGGCATCCTTGGCATTTCGCACCAGGCCAGACACGTACAAACGACCGTCAACCTCAAATTCATTGCCCACAATGCGGACAATGGGGATATATTTGCCCGCCCACTCGCGCTCTTCCAAGATTTCGTAGCCGTTTATCTTGCAATACTTGATGCGTGGCCGGTCAGACTGCCTAGATTTCTTGGGTTTGCCGTAAATAGCGCGCAACTGCTTGTCTTCGGGCGTTCCCTCAAAAGCCGTGGCGTTGCCAGGGTACAAATTAAGCGTGCCTTTGTCGTAATCGACGTAATAGTAGTCTGCGATGCGGATAGTGTCTTCATTAAGCCACTGAGACAAGTTTTGATCACCCACACCCAGCGTTTGCAAGGTGGTAATAGGCGCTGAGTCGGGGTACATCCGCTCGTAATCGTCTTTGCTAATGTCCTCAGTCACAAAACAATACTTGGCATCCGCGCCGCAAGGGTCTTGGATGGTTGGATCCATGTAAACCGAAAAACTATTGCGAACCCGGCCAATTTTGATGTCTTGGTCAAAGGTATTGTCGTCGCAATACTCGGTCAGGATTCGGATGTAGCCTTCTCCGTAGGAGACTTGGTTTTCGCAGGCGGTGTCGTAAGCGACATCTGCATCCGAGATGTATTCAATATGCCTGACCATGCCGTTGAAGACTTGG